GCTCTGAAGCAACTCTTTCTTCATTTTCTCTTGGTGCAGGTTCATTTCCTGCTCCTGCTGTTTCTTCAACGCTTGTTTTTTCTTCAGCTCCTCCTCGAACTTCTTTAAGTGTAGGCTCTCGCTCAACGACTCTGCTAGAGTTAGGGGTTTCGATGAGGGTCTGCCGTTCTTCTTCAAAGAACTCTTGTATGACTTCGCCTGTTGGCGTGTTGTTGAAACTTTCTGTTGTTTCAATTCTTTCTTCAAAGCCTTTGACTTCTGCTGTGAACGATTCGATGGTCGTTGGTTCTTCATATGCTACCTCCATAGGTATTTCTTCAAAACTCTCAATAGGTGGGAGTTCTGTTAATTCTATTGTTTCTACAGGCTCAAAAAATATGTTAATAATACCTGTGTTTATTTCTTCTTTTTTAATTTCTTCAATAAATATTTCTTCAAATATTTGCACTATCATTTCAGGTTCTTCAAATACTTCAAAAACTATTTCTTCTAATGGTATAAATTCTACTTTTTCTACTTTGCTAAACAAAACTTCTTCTACTTCTTGAAACGTAGTTGTTATGTGTGATGTTTGTATTGCTGATAATACTGTTGAATCATAAGTCATGATAACTGATATGTTGTCTACATTAGGGCCACCAAGATTAGCAGGACTATTAGCGTCAGACCCACTAATAAAAATATTTCCAATGTTGCTACCAATACCTGTATACGAGACACTATCTGTAAAATCTTTGCCATTAATTCCTGTAACATTAGTTCTCTCCTGTGTAGTTGTAGCTAGTACATTGCTGTCTGAATCTTTAATTTGTAACCTAATAGTAAATGTATCAGCGCCTCCTTGACCTCCCCAACAACCAGCAACAGAACATTCTCCATTTTGAACTTGAACGCTAGAATTTAATGTAATTCCGTTGTTAAGCATAGGTTGGGTAATAGTGTCTGAGGTAAGATTAAAAGACTGTTCAATGCTTCCGTTGTTGCCAAACTCTAAATCGTAATTGCTTCCACAACAATCACCAATAACTTGCACATTTCCTGATGTAGTCCAGTTATTGCTGTTGTTATTTTCAAATGTGCCATTAATAACCAAATTCCCTGTCTGTTCGGCAAACAGGGAAAAAGGAAAACAAATGAATAACAATACTAAGTATTTCATTGTTTTGTGGGTGCGTCAACTTTTATTTCGTTGTTGCCCCATACCTCCATTGTTCCTAATGTTACTGAATGTGTAGCACAACCAGTTATTAAAATTGACAAATAAAATGTTAACACAGTTTTTTTAAACATATACTGTCTAATCATTCCAAGTCATGCTAGGTTTAGTACTAGCACCTCCTGTTAATTCTTGTTTTCGTTTTTCAATCCATTTAGCTTTAGCTTTTTCTCCAATTAATCCGTCTATAGGACATGGTGTACCTGCGTTCATCATGGCTTCCCATACATTTTTGTCTTGGCACATTAAAGATATTGCTGCAACTTTCATGCCAAGTTTAGCTAAAACAGATACAGATTTACGTCTTTCGCAATTAGGGTCTGTATAATAGCTCCCAAAAGAACCTGAGAAGCCTATTACTGTAACACCTGCTGCTAGTGGTATAACACAGCTATCTTGTCCATATACGCTCATAGCAGGTGCTGACGAGCTGTTAACTGCTGTTTTAGTATTTGTACTATTATTTGTTTCGTTATTTGTTGTGCTGTTAGAACTAGAACCCGATTGGTAGGTCGTACTCGATTCATACCCACCCGTTATTGCAGTATTAGACCCTGCGTTGTTTGATTGAGTATTAGTAGTAGCCCCTGATGATGTAACATCGCCTATTGCGTCTGCAATTCCATAAGCCAATATAATTACAATCATTACTATAAAACATTGTTTAGCTAAGATTTTCTGCATTTCCATTTCCTAAGTGCTAATGCTTTTCTTGTTGGTCTGCCCTTAGAATCTTTCATAGGGCCTTTAACACCACCCATTCTTGCACAAAAACTTGCTCTACGTTTAGCAGCTTTTGAGCCTTTTTTTGCTTTACCTGTTACAGGTCTTTTAAGATTTGCACCCTCTGTTCTTTTAAAATATTTTCTACCAGCTTCGTTTAATCCACCAGTTTTATTTTGATATTTCTTAGCTACCATATTACTTCCTAGTTAAAGAACCACCAAAATATAGACCAATGATTGAAAATATTGTGTGTGATTGTAATGGGCCAATAACAATTCCTGTCATAGGTTG